ATCTACATTATCAACGGGTGGTTCTGCAATTGTATTATCTACTCCAAATGGTGTAGGTAATTGGTTTCATAAAATGTGGGTAGAAGCAGAAAGTGGTGCAAACGGATTTAATAATATAAATTTACATTGGACTGTTCATCCAGAAAGAAATCAATTATGGAGAGATGAACAAACGCGTATATTAGGGGTTAAAGGTGCAGCACAAGAATGTGATTGTGACTTTGTAAGTTCAGGAGATACAGTTGTAGACCCTCAATTACTTTTATGGTACAAAGATACCTATGTTATGGAACCTGTTGAAAAAGGAGGATTTGACGGTAACTATTGGAAATGGGAACATCCAAATTATAATAGAAGTTATATGGTTGTTGCCGATGTCGCTAGAGGTGATGGTTCGGATTATTCTACATTTCAAGTTATTGATATCGAAGATAGTTCACAAGCTGCAGAATATAGAGGTAAAATTGAAACAAAAGATTTTGGTAATTTTTTAGTAGCAGTTGCAACCGAATGGAATAATGCATTATTAGTAATAGAAAACTCAAATGTAGGATGGGCAACTATTCAACAAGTAATTGATAGAGGGTATGGTAATTTATTTTATATGAGTAATGATTTAAAATATATTGATGTTGAAAAACAAATGTCTAATAAATTTTATAGAGATGAAAAACAAATGGTTGCAGGTTTTGGAACAACTGCAAAGACAAGACCGCTCAGTATTTCTACATTAGATACATACATAAACAATAAAGATATTTTAATTCGTTCCGTTAGATTGATAGATGAATTATTTACATTTATTTGGAATGGTGGTAGAGCAGAAGCAATGAAAGGATATAATGATGACCTTACAATGGCATTAGCAATCGGACTTTGGGTTCGTAATACTGCACTTCGTTTAAAGCAAGAAGGGATTGATTTGACCAAACAAATGTTAAATTCAACACAAGTAAATCAATATACAGGTTTTACAACTACAAATTATTTAAAACAAAATCCATATGAAATGGATTTGGGAAAAGGTGAAAAAGAAAACTTAACCTGGTTAATTGGTTAATTCTTTATATTTATATGTTGAAACTATTATAATACAAAAATTATGAAATTAATAAATTTAGTACCATTCAAAGAAGCTGCAAATGCTGCACAACAAGCTGCTATTGCAATTAATATGAAAAAAAAAGGTATAAAACCTAAAGATGAAGCAAAAGGCCCGTGTTGGCAAGGATATAAACAAGTTGGAATGAAAGGAAAAGGTGGCAAACAAGTACCAAATTGTGTTCCTATAAGTGAAAGTGAAATAAACGAAGCAACAGGTAGAGAAGCAAAAGAAATTGCTAAATTAACCGGCACACGTGATAGTATGGTACAAAAATTTATAGATGATTTTAATTTAAACGCTAAAAACCTTTTTAATTTTATAGCTAAAGGAAAAGAAAAAGTTAGAAAAGATTTTGCAACCGCAATGTCAGGAAGACCTGGTAATAAATATCAAGGTGATTTTGTAGGTATGTTTGGTGAAAGTGAAGTATCTGCAACAGGCCAGCCTGGTGGATATTTTAAAGAAGAAACTTGTCCAGATTGTGGTAAAAAAATGGAACAATGTGAATGTGGTATGTATGAAGGTAATGATGATGATTATGATGAATTGGATGTTGAACCAGAAGAAATTGATGATTTTATTGATTTTTTAAAAGCATATAAAAATACATTAGATGAAGGTGGATGTCCATGTCTTTATGAAGCAGAATATCAAGGAAGAGATGTTAAATTAGGACATCCGATGCAAGGTGATGTTAAAAAGTTTAAAGTATATGTAAAAAATCCTGCAGGAAATGTTGTTAAAGTAAACTTCGGCCAAAAAGGAATGAAAATTAGAAAATCAAACCCAGCTGCAAGAAAATCATTTAGAGCAAGAATGAATTGTGATAATCCAGGCCCTAGAACAAAAGCAAACTATTGGAGTTGTAGAAAATGGTAAATTTGGAAAAATCAAAAATTTTCCATATATTTAACTAAATAGAACTATATTAAAAATGGCAGACAAATCAATATTAAGTAGGTTACAGAAATTATTTTCAACAAACACAATAGTTAGAAAAACTAAGGAAGGTGTTAAAGTAATTGACTTTGACGAACATCAATCAATGACAACCAATTTGGTTGACAGATTTATGAAATTAAAAGTTTCTAATTACGGAACAGGTAATATAGAATCATCATTAGCATATCAACAAGTAAGAATAGATTTATTTAGAGATTACGATTCAATGGATATGGACCCGATACTATCATCAGCATTAGATATTTACGCAGATGAATGTACTACAAAAAATGAACATGGTAATATGTTAAAAATACACCATGAAGATGACCATATAAAACAAGTATTAGAAAATTTATTTTACGATGTTCTCAATATTGAATTTAATTTATGGCCATGGGTTAGAAATTTAGTTAAATATGGTGATTTATTTTTAGAATTAGAAATTGCAGATGAAGAAGGTATTGGTGTTATAAATGCTATGCCACTATCATCATATGAAGTTTCTAGAGTAGAAGGATTTGACCCAAAAAATCCACAAAGAGTAAAATTTGTATATTCTCCATATCAAAATCCATTAGGTGGATATGGTCAAACTCCAAAGAAAGAATTTGAAAATTATGAAATTGCTCACTTTAGATTAAATAATGATGCAAACTTTTTACCTTACGGAAAATCAATGTTAGAAGGTGGCAGAAGAGTTTGGAAACAAATTATGTTAATGGAAGATGCGATGTTAATCCATCGTATTATGAGAGCACCTGAAAAAAGAATATTTAAAATTGATGTAGGTAATATTCCACCAAATGAAGTGGATAACTACATGCAAAAAATTATCAATTCATCTAAAAAAGTTCCATTTGTTGATGAAAGAACTGGTGAATATAATTTAAAATATAATGTTCAAAACCTTATTGAAGATTATTATATGCCTGTAAGAGGTAATGATAATGGTACTTCAATTGATACATTGAAAGGATTGGAATATGATATGATTCCTGATTTGGATTATTTGAAGAATAAATTAATGGCATCTTTAAAAATTCCAAAAGCATTTTTAGGATATTCGGAAGATACAAATGGTAAAGCAACTTTAGCAGCAATGGATATCCGTTTTGCTAAAACAATCGAAAGAATACAAAAAGTATTAATATCAGAATTAACAAAAGTTGCAATTGTACATTTATATGCACAAGGAATTAATGATGAAAGATTGACAGATTTTACTTTAGAATTAACTATACCATCCAAAATATACGAACAAGAACAAGTTGAATTATATGCATCAAAAGTACAATTGTTACAACAAATGCAACAAACCAAAATGTTCTCTAAAGAATGGATGTATGAAGCAATTATGAAGCTGGCAAAAGATGAGCAAGATGAATTAACATTACAAATATTAGATGATACTAAACAAAATTTCCGTTTAACATCAATTGAAACACAGGGTGTTGACCCGGCAAAAGAAACAGGTACCGAAGGCCCTACAAATGTAGAAGAAGAATTAACTAAATTAAAAGAAGATTTAGAAGAAGAAGGGCAGGTAGGTAGACCCAAAGACCCCGTTAGATATGGTCATGATGACCATCCTGAAGGAAGAGACCCATTGGGAATTAAAACTTTAAAACAAAAAGAAGATTCTGTAAAATACAAACCAAGAAAAAGTTCATATTTTGAAATATTTAAAGATATGGATGGTAATAAAAAGACTATTTTAACCGAAGATTTGACAAAAGAGTAATAAACTACCAAAAAAAGATATTTATATCCGAATAATTGTATCAATTAATGAAAAAAATAAAACACTCGAAGTTTAAAAATACTGGATTCATATTTGAATTATTAGTAAGACAAATTACATCAGAAATTATGTCTGCAAATAAATCGGTAGCTGAAAAAATTTTAAAAGAACATTTTAATTCTAAAAAAGAATTATCAAAAGAATTAAAATTATATCAATACCTTATTAATGAAAAATATAATTCAGAATCAAAAGCTGAACAATTTATTAATACAATATTAGAAGCTCGTAAAAAGATAGATGAGAAAAAACTTATAAAAGAAAAATATAATCTTATAAAAGAAATTAAAGAAACTTATAATTTAGATGATTTTATTAAATCTCCAATTTCTAATTATAAGACATTAGCATCTATTTATAAAATATTTGAAACTGTAACAACCGATGACCAATACGACCCAACTGATATAGTTTCATCTAGATTTACAATTGCAGAAAATATTATTAATTCTTCAATTCAAAATAAAGATGTAAAGGTTAAAGATGCGGTGTTAGAACAATATAGAAAACAAGATGATGATTTAAGAGTAGTTTCGTATAAGTTATTAGTAGAATCATTTAATAAAAAATATAAAAATCTTACTGAGGAACAAAAAGAATTATTAAGAGAGTATATTAATAACATAAATAATACCGGAAAATTAAACGAATATGTTGGCAAAGAAGTTTTAAATTTGATTGCATCTTTAAAAGAAATTAGCTCAAAAATTACAGACAAAGTAACTAAAATTAAATTAGCAGAAACAATTGCAAATATTAAAAAAGTTAAATCTGTAAAAAAAATTAAAGAACAACATTTATCCGCTTTAATGATGTCCTATGAATTAGTAAAAGAATTAAAAGAATCAATTAAAAAATAAAAAATGACAAATTATAGAATTGCAAGAGTAGATAATTTTGTATCATCAAGTCAATGGCAGCCATTAGGTAATAATACAACAGGGTCTTTAAGTAAAGCTTGGGGTGTAATGGTTCCATATGGTGCAACAACTACCGGTAATGTTAGTTTGAATGGTGGAGCAGATTTATATTTAAATCAATTAATACCTGGACAAATATATCCATGTTATCCAACTGCAATTAGAGTATCATCAGGTACGGGTTCAGTATTATCATAAAATTAAACGGACAACAAAATGCCAGCAGTATCAAAAGCACAACAA